TCATGTGCTGCTGTAACCAGATCGGCAACGTCAATAACATCACCCTGCTTATCTACAACGGTTTTTCCGTCCTCCTCGATGATAGAAGCCCAACCATAAATAAGGCGCTGCTCATCATCGATCTTTGTAATCGTGGCCTCGATTGAGAAATCTTCGCTTTTCTCTACATCACCTTCGGATTCCATTTCAGTTTCGGACGAATCTTCTTTTTCCTCATCACACACTTCTATCGTAATCTTGGTATTCATTTTCTTTATCCATTCAACAAATCTCTTGAACATATTTTCCTCTTGCTGTTCCAAAATTGGCCTCCATTCACCTTGTTCATCTGCCGTATATCCCATCGCTGCGAGCATAGCCCATCCACGAGCGAAGCATACAAACTCATCTGCCCCATGAGTATAGGCAGAGTTGTATGCGTTCATAAAAATTTCCTTGCCATCTTTGCTTGGTATCTTTGCCCTCACATTATCCGGCAAATCACCTATGGCATCCATTGGAGTGTTTTTCTTCACAGCAGCCCAAGCATAAGCGAACGCGGTAGATTCATCTTTGCCAGCCTCTATGCTGCTATTAATAACATGCATAAACTGACGAAGTTTCTTTTCGTCCTTAATCTTATCTTTCACTGACGCTGGAAGCTCTGAAATATTTGAATACGGCATAATAATCTCCTAATACAACTCTACTATATGAAATGATATATTAACATCGGCTCCGGTTCCACTGTTAGGTAATGCTGTGACAGTGATAGAATCGCCTGGTTGCAATCTGCCAATAAACCTATCTCCGGTTAAATCTATTAACTGGTTTCCAGTTCGTCCTAAAGACAATGTGAATAATTCAGTTCCATTACTAAATGATGTCGCGCTTGTATCTTTTTGCAAAACGGATGTTGTTGTGCCTATATCCGAGAAGGAAGCCCCGACCAATTTTGTATTAGAATAAAATTTTAACTGAACCGCTTTAGTATGTTCAACCGATGCTGAAATCAGCAAAATTTTTACTCTTGTTTTGTTAATCTTGCTATTAAATACTGTCTTGTTTCTTATTGTTAATACGGGGGTTTCATTGGCTGTAGCCAGAGTTTTTGAGGCAGATATTCCAACAGAAAGTCCAGATGTTTCAGCATATCCCTCAGTAAAAGCGCCGCATGATCCGGCCTTTACAACGACAGATGTATTGTTTGTGGTGTTTTTAGATTCCATTGAAAACGGCAAAGATGGCGTAGAAATAGATGGTACTGTATTCGCATTAGAATACTCTATCGTATGAACATTATGAAGCTCGCCATCATCAGGGTCTTCTATATAAAAATATATCGCGCCAAAACCTAACCACTGATAGCTCACCTGAAATACATTCCCTTTTGTCGGATCAAGCGTCACTCCTGTTAGCCCATTACCATCAAAAATATCTAACCCATTCCAGCTTTCCTGAGCTATCCAAGTTTCATTTGGGGCAACACCAACTACGGTTTGGGAGAATGTTCCGGCTGCCGTTGTCGCCCCAGATAAAGAATACGATCCTGTATGAACCGATGAATCCCATGAAATAAATATAACTGTATTGCCAACGGCGTAAGCATCCCATCCTGGGCCAATATCGGAATAATCATACGCCGCTATTTCGCTGGCCGTGACTGTGGCATCAGCGCCATTTGTTACGGCGATAACATCCCCTGTTGATTGACCATCCAAAGTAATTGTGATGTTTTCCGCTGTGCTTGATTTCGTATTAATAGTTAGCGTTCTTATTTCTGGACTGCCATTTTTTCTGTGCAGGATTCCAAAACTGGTTCCATTGTATCCAAAGAAAAAACCATTAGCGGAGTCTCCGCATCCTATAACTTGCGTTGAACCAGAAATGCCTGTGCTGAACAATCCAGTGAATCGAAATCTGCACCCATGACCAGGTTGGTAACGACAATACTCTCTCGAAATCAAAACCCCGCTTGAATTTGTTTGCGCCCCAGATGAAACAACAGCTAAAGAATTTGCGGAAGTCACAGAGCCAATCTTATTTTCCCTTACCCGCACTGCTTTTGTATTTATACCATAAACAAAATCCAAAATAATTTCGTGAGACATCTGACTTACAAGAGTATCTCCAAAGGCTGTCTTGCCTTCTTTCGGAAATGTTACTTGCAATGCGTGGTGATCTGTTACTATAGCACTCGTATTCCCAATGCCAGCTAAAACAGCCTTCACAACTGCCGCATCAGAATCGTCAGATATGTTATTGCTAATGGGGGCATTATTTTGTTTAAACTCACCATAATACGTAAATAAGCGAAAGTATGTCTGCGGTGTATTCCCATTCACAAATCTAACCCTGACCCATCGCGGCGCTTTAACCGCATTGTGAAATTCATGAATACCAGCGGCTACGCTAAATCCAGCAGACGGAAATGTGTCTACGTTCTGTCTGTCATTGCTGAAATCAAAGTAAAGCGTTCCAGCAGAGCTGGATTTGCATGAACAGATAATATCTGGAAATCCATTTCGCTCCCACGCGCCAGTAAAAATTTCACCAGCGCCAAGTGTTGATGTTGTGGTGTTGACCTCAGATAGTGACCCTCCATCCTGTGACGATGCTTTTTTGATGTATGTCATTTTAAACCCTCACTTTATAAAAGAGAGCGCAGCGACAGTTGGCGACATTCGCTATTGGAGCAGCGGGATCACCAGGGAATCTAATCGGCCCAAGCGTTGACATGAATGCGGCATTCATCGGAACGCCACCTGGGTTTAGTCTTGGAATCGAGGCATGACTCTCTCTCAATCTGCCATCCTGAGTCACAATCCACTTTTTATATACAGCCTCTTTTTCAACCTTACCTTCTTCGACAAGACTCTCCCAAAACCTTGTCTGTCCAACACTAACCAACCTGACAGCCTCAGTTCTGGCTATTGTTTCTGCGCGATATTTAATATATTTATCTCTATATCTCTGGATCATTCTTTCGATCTGATCTTCCGTCAGCGGTCTTCTCCCAGCAATAGATTCAGCCACAGAACGATCAAACCTTCTATCACGAAGCGCACGATCAAGAGCGCCACTATCGCCTTCACGAAGTAATTTCTCATAGTTCCTTATCGCCTGCTCCTGTCTGACCGTAAGACCTATACTGCTCCTGAATTGTCTGGCTATCTCACGCGGCCCAAGACCTTCATTAATCCCATTTCTAATGGTTTCACCAAGTACGTTTTGAAAATCTTCCGTGATCTCCCTGATTTTATCGGCCTGATACGAGTTGATAAATCTAGCTGTGTTACTTTCCGTTACATTCAGTGAGAACACAATCTTATCAGCCTTAGCCCAACGTGATGCTATATCACCGCCAGCCTGAACAGCGTTCTGTATCTCTCTTTGAAACTCTATGAATGCAGTGGCAACGATTGTTTCATTGATAAGATTAATTGCTGTATTGAAATCTCCGCGAGCAATGGCATCCTCAATTCCAGAGATAGAAATATTTTCTGACATGCTTGTAAGACCAACCTCGAACGCCCTCCTGAATTTAGGTTCGATGGTCGATAGTAATTCATCTATCTCCTTTGCTCTTTGCTTATCACTCGCCAATTTTTAGATTTCCTTCGCAATTAACACCGCGTCTGCTGGCTTCTTTTATGCAGGCATCCTCTAATTTATCCCGCATATTTCCAGTCCATTGTCCGTTTTTACAGTGAGTAAAATACCATAGAAAATTTTGCAAACGCCAGTCGCTCATATTTTTAACAGCAAGCAATATGCTAATATCTATGATCTCTGCGCTCACAAAACATCCCCGCGTCTATCTGCAATTAATGGCATACCAGCCACTTCACGAATAAAGTTCTCAGTTTCACTGTCCATTGAAGTGAGAAGGCCAGTGTCACGGATAAACTTACCAAGCTCCTCAAGGTTGACTGGAATGATGTCGCCGCGAACCAACTCCGGCTTCACTTCTTCGTCAAAGCCATTCAATTCCCAAAGAGTACCGATCCATTTTTTGTTTAGTTCATTTGTGATCGAATCCAAGAAGCTCTCAACAGCGCGAAGGAACAGTGTGGTCTTATCCTTTGACAATGCAAAACTGCCACGGTCGTTCGCACCAAGCATCAAGAAGTCTGCCAAGATCGTTCTGAGCATATCCTGCTTGTGCCGCATAATAATCGTGTTAGTGTCGATATTTCTTGTACCCTTTGAGGAAATCAATTCGACCTGATACTGCGGCATCATGGTCGGATTTCCCTCGGTATCAAAATACGGTGTGGATGGAACGACACAGCCCCCCTGTTCGTTCAGCTTCATATCACGAGCCATCTGTTGATATTTTGTCAACACAGCAGCATCCTTGAACGCAGCCGCTGGTATCTTGATAACGGGAATACCATTCATCTCACGTTCGATTGCAATCGCCTCAATGTTCGTGATGTTTTTCTCATAATACCAAGAACTGTACGCACTGCGAAAAATCGACCTTCCTTCTGGATTCCCGCGCTCCATCCTGGTCTTAAAGTGAAGAAGTTGCTTTGAGGGAATATAAATCTTCTGACCACCAACCAGAGGCCACTGCCACAACCCACGGACATCGCCATGTTCATCAATATCCCACTCCCATATCGTTTCCTGAGATCGTGGGGCAATTTTAGATGTGGTAATCAATCCATCTTCACGATACTTGAAAACCATCTCCATGATAGAGAATCCATGCGGTAGGAACGTCAGGATTTCAGTCAGGATATTGTCAAAGCTATCAGACAAATCCTTAATTTGAGATTCTGCGAACTCCACATAAAACCCATCAGTGTCTGCCTCTGCTGCCTTAAACCTGAATTCGACAGAGCGCAGAAGCATCTCAACTGCGGCCAGCAATGCACCAGCAGTAGGAGAATCAGACATCTCCCGATACTTCTGACGCGCCCTTGGCCCTTGTAGCTCTGGCAACCAGTCATCAATTACATATCCATTTGCAAACTTATATCCATCGACACCAGCAGCAATCGATTCGCCATCTTTATGACTATATGGTTGTTTTCCTTGGCTTCCGTATGTTGATGGGGGCTGTGTTTCCGTGGTTGGGAGCTTTTTCTTAGCCATAATAAATCCAATCCTTGTTGTTATACACCATGATAGACAAAAAAAGCCCCACCGACAAGCGGCAGGGCTTAAAGTTGCGTGAGGTGACTATTATTTACAGTAGTCTATCGTAAAAATGTATGATTGCCAATACGGATTGCGAAATCCAGCGAGTTTTTCCATCGTGGCTTCACTTTTTTGTGAGCATAATAGTGAGTTGCGCCGTTTGTGGGATCATCAGTAATATCTAAGATTGCAAATGTCGCAACCTCTATAGATCGCTCCCATGCGTTACTGTTGTAGTCCGGCCTCGCATATTTTATGCCGCTGAACTGATTCGGCTGATATACAACATTGCATACACCCCAAGGATACCTCTTATCACGCGCCCTATTTAAAACTACATGCGCGACAGCCATTTGCCCCTCAATGCTCTCTCCGCGAGATTCGTGATATACGGCTTTTGACAGACACATCAATTCCTTGCGGTCTATAAATGACGTATCATAACTGCTATTTGCAGAAACCATTGCCAGAAACGCGATAATCTTTAACATCGTATCCTCCTTAAATATTATGTTATATATGAGCGTGGTAATTCCGGCAGGACTTGAACCTGCAACCGTCTGCTTAGAAGGCAGATGCTCTATCCCTTGAGCTACGGAATTATATAACGCTACACAGACCTACCTTGATCTCCAAAGCTATCAAGAGTTACCCTGCCGCAAGATAATACGCCATAAAGTTTAAGGATTCGTAAAGACGGGCTTCGCTTTCCACTCTCAATCATACAAATTTGAGCCTTGGAGCATTCCAGCTTTTGAGCCATCTGCTCTTGTGTTAAACCCAACTCTTTACGCAATTCCCTAGCATTCATTCTGCAACCATAGCAAACTAAAAAGTTTACTGCAAGTGAATTTTATGATTGACAATTTAGTTTACTGGTGGTAAACATTCACAGTAACAAAGGAGTTAAAGTAATGAAATCAAGAACAGCAGCAATAGCATGGGCATTTTTTCTAGGTGGTGTTGGCGCTCATAAATTTTATCTTGGACAGCCATTGTGGGGAATTTTATATGCATTATTTTTCTGGACTTGGATTCCAGCAATACTCGCTATTTTAGAGATTATTATCTTGTTATGCACATCAGATGAATCATTTAAACAAAAATATTCATAAACAATCAACGGGTGTCCTATGGTTTACGAAATGCGCTACAACAACAAAGTCATCTGCGATGGGGAAAATTATAACGATGTTCTCAATCGTGGTGAAAAATATTTCAGAGAGGACTCTGAGGAGCCGGGATGGAATTATGTCACAGTTGAAATGCATTCAGATGACAAAGTTGAGCGCATAGAGCTAGAATTTTTTATTGATAAACCTTGGAGCTATGATTCCCCTATAAGGCTATAGATATTTATGATACTATGTCTATATGTGGTATGCTCTTCTATTTGTTATTCAATTATCTACTGGTCAGCATACGTTCTCTGTCTTTAAAATGCCGTTTTATTCAAAGCGTGAATGCGAAGTCATGCTGCAAAATCTCGAAACTAATTATGGCGTTGAGTACACATCAAAGACCTCCTGTATATTTATCGACCCAGGACAGGCGACTTAGAACGCTACTTCACCTCTAGCATCGCCAGAATCATCAACCGAACCACGGCCAGTGCGTCCAGAATTACCGCCTCCTGTCGTGTATGGCATAATCGCTTCCTCACCAGCATCGCGCTTCTTGATAAAAGGAGCCAATGCGTACCTGAAACTATCCATTGAGTGATCCCACCCACTCTGAAGATCGCCCAAAATGTCACCCGCTTTATTGACCTTGTACGACCAATTCTTAGCCTCCTCTATCGCCTTCTCACAGCGCGGGTTGAATATCCACCTGAACCCACGCATCCAGTTTACGCCTTCCTCAACAGATCCGTTCCATTTCTTCACACTCTTGATGCGGGAATATCCATGCCTCCTTAGATATGAAATAGTTTCCGGTCTTGCACTATCAGCCCTGATCGTTGAGTTCTGTATTCCTGGCACACGCTTCAAAAATGCAGGAAGATTGTCCGTTTCCGTTCCATACCCGAACTCCGCATACTCGACATAGATTTCCTTAGCATCCCAATCAACCCATAGCTTTGATGCTACGTTAGGGTCGTTCGCAAATCCGAAGTCAACGCCATAATATGCGCCGTCCATCTTTGATGTATCCCTGTCACCGACCTCCCACTTGCCAGCCAAAACCAGCTTGTCAGAGCGCCCTACTACCTCACCGAGGTATTCATGCCTGTACCTGTCATAGTCGCGCTCTTTTAGATGCTCAGCTTCTTTCAGGAACTGCTCACCTAACCACTCAGGAGGAACAGACCTGTAATCGCTGTGATGTATCAATCGTCTTGGCAGTTTGATATTCGTTTCTTTATTAACCCAATTATGCTCATCTGGCGGCGGGTTAAAAGTATAGAACCTGACCTGGTGTACACCGCCACGCAAAACAGTCTGATTGATAGACCGTATCTCTGCCATGTTCGCAAACTCGCTGACCTCCTCATACCACACATACTTGAAATAGCCCTTCGCCAGATTTAAGCCTTTCAGCTTTTCCGGTTTATCAGCCCCCTTCATTATGATTTTCTGTCCAGTGAGCTTGTAGGTTATTTCCGCCGGAGATGTCGTATAGTCAAAATACGAATCCCATCCTAGCTTATTGATAGCCCATAGCAATGACTGGTGAACGCTTCCCCTGAGAGTATCGCCAACTTTCCGCAGCACCAAGGCATTAGCATCAGGATCGCGTATAATCCCATACACTATCTCAATCGCAGTCGTAGATGTTTTTAGGCTACCACGGCCACCCTTGAGCCAGACCTCATCGAAATAATTACGCTTGATACCAACGTGAACCTTATGAAACGCAGGGCCGATAATATCCTTGGTATCGACTACTTTTTGCTCTGCCTCTGCCATTAATCCGTCACTTAATTTTTCCGCGCAACTTCGTCTGCTTTGCTATCTGTTTCAGTATTATATCACGCTCCACGGATGATCCCAACTTTTTCAGTTGCTCTATCTGCTCATCAGTTGCATATCCCCACGATGTGTGTTTTGGTATCTTCTTATCTCTTTTCACAAGATCCATTATTTTCTCCACTACTTCATTTGATGATTTCCTTGGCTTCGCATGTCCATTTTTCCATTTATAGAGAGTCCACTTTGCAATACCTGTCATTGCAGATAACGCAACAACTGTATAAGCGCAATCATGAATCAATTGCATGATCTCAGTATTACCATCGTTATTTATGCTTACGTGCGTGATTTTATTCATCAGAAGCCCCTCGATGTCTATAGTTTCGTCACAGCGGTATTTGTCCATCATGCGCTACCTTTCAGACACAAGACTTCTTATATCAGAAAGATTCTGCTCATTAAGAATCTTTCCATTCCTAAAAACTGGCACTAGATCGCCGCCATCATCACTCATCTGTTCATCAAGAAGATTTCCATCCCTAACCACCAGTAGCCCTCTGGCCGATTTCTTCATACCATTGTCAGTTTTCGGGTCTTTATAAATCAACCTTGGCTCCCCATTTACCTCTCCATATGTGGACTTTACAGCAAAGCCATATGTATCTCTGGTACAGTATTGGTACGTAAATGATCCAATACCCAAAACTACGTTGCTCGATGCGAAACCCTTGTTTTTCAAACCGTCAAGTATATCCTTAGCTCTCTGCGGCGTTATGGAGTCACCGTATATCAGCCCAATATGCTGATCTAAAACTTTATATCCGAGATCGGTAATTGTTCCACCGAATATTTCCCACATACACTCTATCGCCCCCTTGTGTTGCGGTGAGTCAATCTCAGCATCGGGATCGCCGACAATGATTTTTACAGGGTCGCCACTATCAGGACGAATAACAACTTTATTTGCAATCGGATTACCAGACCTAGACAAAATCTCAGATTTCAACTCAGGTAGATATTCCGTCACTACACGCCAGAAATCCCATGTATCTGAAACAATAGACACAATTCCGCTTGGATATAACTTTGTAATGAGATGCCTGAATGTGTCTATCTCGTTCTCTTTGGTTCCCATACACATTACGCTGTGTTCCGTGGCCGGAACTGAGCATCCTATAAGTTCTTTCTCAGCATCGCTAACATAATATTGCTCAAGCAAGTCAATAGCCGGAACAGTATCAGTACCAACAAAAGATGTCAGATGAGCCGCACCAGAAATCGCGGCATCATAAACACCACTCATACCGCGAAATGAAAAATCATGTCCCTGAAACGGCACAAACTCTTTCGGCGCACCAGTCGAATCCGCATAGCTATCAAATAAATTCCGATACCACCTTGCGGTTGTCGCTGAAACGCATGGCTTCCAGATGTATGCCGACAAAACGGATTCGATGTAGTTCACAAGCCAGAAAAATTCAGGAACAGTATTCTTGATAGTCAGACAAGGAACCTTAACTCTAACGCTTGATCCTTCAGGCGCAGCCCGTATCTCAAGAGGTAAGTATCCTAGATCATGCAATGCCTCGATGTGATCTACAGGAATGGCTCCAGCCCCCAGAGATGTATCCATTCGCCGCTTATATTCAGCAACGACTTCTTTCTTGTCACGATTAAAAAATCCATCATTGAATTTCTCAATCAAAAAATCCTTGATAAAATACTGCAACCCAAAAAATACAATGTTGTCATTATTATCAGGCAGGTTTGACAAATGATTGCTTCTTGGCGTGAAATTACTATAAACAAGGGTTGTTCCAGCAGGATACTGCCTTCTGTGGTCTGCTTTGTAGAAATCTATACATGTAAGCGGATTAATCTTCATCGGTTATCTCCTTTGTTGTTGGCTCCATATCCTCATCAAAATAGTAAATCTCATCTATAAGACCAAGAAAAACCCCGAAGCCATTTGAGAATATTCCGTGTGTTACATATAGATAAATCTTTCCGGCGTTTTTCTTACGAAGTTCTTTCGCTATCTCTATAAAAGTACGACCACCATCGCAAATGTCATCAATAATAATACAATCCTTTCCTTCAAGCGAACCGTGATGGTGTACAATCGTTCTTTTTATATCACCTGTCTGAGTATCTCTTTCCTTAGTACATAGAATGTACGGCATTTTTAGCTTCAATATCTTTTTCTCTGCACCAGCATCAGGACAGATGATAATACGCCCGGCCAGTATATCTTTATCAAAAAAACCCAAAAGATCATGCTGGTGAATAATATCAAGATTCTCTACCAACGCCCCGACAACATCAGAGTGCGGATCGAAAACCTTAACCCTCTCAGCACCAATCGCATTCACCAAATCCGTCATCACCTTAACAGAAAGAGCCTCACCACTGTTGCACACCCTGTCCTGTCTGGCATATGGGAGGTACGGCAAACTTAGCGTGCTTATAATGCCGCCACTCCTCTTAATGGCATCAGCTAACATTAAC